TTTCACCCTTAAGACTGTTTACTGCTTTCTCCGCCATCTTTTGATTTCTCCATTTTGGATGATGCTCCTGCATCAAAAGTTATTTTAATCATGTCACCTCTTAGAATAACAACTGATGAGAGGACCTTAAGATCCTTCCCATCAATGTTTATTGTCTCACCAATCTCTGCAGTATTTGGGATCTCAACATAGTCTTTCTTAGCCATAGCATCTATGACTTGTTTTCCTATCTTGACTTTTACCTGTTTCCAAGCCATCCAATACTCCTAGCTATTAATTAAACTGCTGCGTAAGTTATATAACCTGCACTCTCAAAACTCATTGAGTAAGTGACTTCTCCGTTATATTCACCTGCATACTCCAAACTCGTTATCTGCATAGCACCCGTGAGAGTACCAAAATCAGGTATTAAGAATTGGAAGTTTTTAAATGCTGCAGTTTGTGCTGATGATCCGTCTGATGTATTCATTTGACCAAAGAAAGCTGCTCTAACTGTTTCTTCTGTTGAAGCATCTGTAAAGACACCTGAAGCTGATATAGAGACAGAGTTCATTCCGCCACCTGCTAATAATGCTCTATGACCTAGAGAATCTTTGCTAGTAACATCTACAGACTCATCATTTAAAGTGATTGATGTTGACCTTAAACCTCCAACAGTAGCATAAGTGCTACCACTGGTATTGATCTTCAGTAACATATCTAACCCTTTTTGTGCTGCCATTTTTTTCTCCTATAAATAAATTAGATTATCCTAATATTATTGCTCGGAATCGCATGATCCCATGTCTAGTAACACCATCTGGGTCCCTCATTATATCACTATATTCAAATCTTACATTTATTAGATTGAATCCAGTAACGCTAATACTACTATCATGCAGCAAGTCATGAACTTTGTCCATAATCTGCTTACATTCTTTTGAGCCTTTATATTGTGACCAAATATCTATATTAACAGTGTATTCTCCACCATCAATATCTTTGGTGCTGTAATCAATAGCTGTTTCTTCTCCTATTGCAATAAATGGATAGGCTTGATTCTGCTTAACTTCATCTACTACTCCACAAGATAAAGTATCAGTTATAGCAGCTACATTTAGGGTAGTGAATATTGCTTGTTGAAATGCAAACTGTCCTATAGCCATTATACTATTCCGTCATCTTTAAACATTTTCACTATCTTTCTCCTATTCTTTTCTAATGCAGGTGACATAAATGGTCTAGGCATCATAGTAGTTGTTCCAAACTCCAATGCTTGTGAATAGGGTGCTGCTGAAACTATCTGACCTACCATAGATCCATTTGATCTTTTTTTAACATTCATTGTGATATTGCTTCTTAAGAATCCTGTATCCGTTGCAGGTGGAGCCCCTGCTATAGAAGCCTGATGTACTCTTCTCTGATTATATTTTTGATATACTCTACCACTACCTTTTTTCCCTAAACTTTCTTTAGCTGTATTTTGGACTAATACAGTTGCTCTACCTATAGTTCCAAAGGCTTTAACTTGAGCTTGTATTGTCAACATCTTTTCCATGTGTTTTTTTAGATCTGCAGCATTTTTAAATGTAGGCATTATGCAGCAACTCCTTCTTCACATAATAACTGAAGAAATCTATCTCTTTCCTGAACATTGATTATGTTCTTAATCTGAAATGTCCTGCCTTCATATTGAATACGCCAAGAGCTATCTATCTCTTTTCTGTATCTTATAAATATTTTATGAGTGACTTTCTCTTGGATCTTGCCTTGTCTATACTGCTCAGAGCCACCTGAAGGTCTTATATCAGCATATATTTGAGCTACTGTTGCATGAGCTACAGTGCATCCACCCGCACCATCAGAGCTTTCTGTACCTGATTGCAGGTCTACTCTGTATCTTAGTTTGCCTATGCTTGTTGGTGCCTTCATTAACCTACACCTTGTAAGTTAGATGAACCTAAACCCCCATGAATTACATATGGAGCATATAAAGATTTTATCATTAGCGGGAATTGTCTTGCTTGTAAATAGTCTATATTGTCTCCTCTATGCTCATACATGAAAGCTATGTGCTGCAACATACCTAATCTAATTGGCTCAGGTATTGAGAAAGGTGAAGAGTATCCTGCAACAAACTCTATCTCTATTGCATTAGCTACTCTAAGGGCTGAAGGAAATGTCTCTCCTGTTCTTAAAACCAGTCTAGCGGGTTCTCTAGCGTTGTCTACATAGTATCTTGAAGCTGCCATAGTGGTTGCATTATCTGAGTCATCATAAGTCTTTAAATGCGTTACAGAGACTACTGGTGACTTAGGAAGGCATATGTAATTCTTATAATAGTTCTTATATGGACCAGTTCTCATTCCTTCCCAAAGAGGATCTTCCATTTCATCAAGTGAATCCATGAATAGAGTATAGGTGGTGGACATTAGAGTCCTTCTTAGATGTTCTTCTGCATACCTTCTAGCAGTTTCAATGAATGGTCTTAAGACTCTTTCATCAGTGTTATCTTCTACTCTAAGATAGTCTTTTACTTCTTGTAATGTGACTGGTTCTTGAGTTGGTTGAGTTGTTATTTTTATACCTGACATTAGATCATAGCTCCTATTATTTGTGAGCCTATAATCAAAACATAAAGACCCCAAATCATTTGTTCCATTCGGACAAATCTTTTAGACCCTGATTCCATACGCTTTTCTATGCTTTCATAGCGTAAAGCACATATCTCTTCATGCTGATCTATTCTTGATTTTGCTGTCTTAGCTGTCATTTAAAGCTCCATAACTTAATAATATTCTTTATATGAGCCATCTGACTTTTCTTCTCTTTTTTTGAGCCTTGTTCTAAATTGTATCACCTGTATATCTACATGACCATATTGTGTAAGAATACTTGACCCCTGCTTTTAGTGGCATACATTCATGTCCATGCGTAACTGCTGCAGGAAATAAGATCATTTTACCTACAGGAACATCTTTATTAGAGAAGCCTTGTCTAGGATAAATAAGCTCTGCACCTAGATAATCGTCATTAAGTTTTACAGATCCAGTGACTAATGAAGCATCATGATGTAAAGCTAACTTGACTTGAGTATCCATAGAATATCTCATAACAAACGCATCTCTTATTCCGTGCATTAGCAATGGTTTCCAATACTGTTCCACTGTAGGGACTATATGATCTTGCCAATGCTTATCAAGCTCTGTAAATAGTTGAGTCTTTTTGTCTTTGTCTATTTGCTGTCATCTAATTTCTTTCGCAGGTAATTTATCCTATTCTAAAGAATCCCATCCACCATGATCATCAGCTATTTCAATAAGTCTCTCACATTGCTCCTGAGTCATGAAATCTACTAGAAGCATATCTTTGTCTATCTGTTCTACTTTATTATAGTGGGGGATGTATAAGGCACTCCTAGAGGGATAAAATTCATCATATAAACTGTTAAACTTACCTGCTGCACTTTCACCTCCGTTACCATGATAAATACAAGGACAACAATAGGTATCAGGGTTATTGAGTTGATCTCCTAGCTTGACTGTTCTGTCATAATTTGTCTGAAATATATAACATTCATAATCAATGCCTATATCAAATTTTCCACTTAAGAAACATTTTTGACAGTAGAGTTGATCATCATCATCATCAGCTATTTTATAATGATTAAATATTTTCTTTAACTCAAAGGCTCTCCCTACATATGTTCCACTGTTAATATATTTAAACTGCGTAGGTGCATCAGGAAACTGATCTGCTATTGATGAATCAGGATAACAAAACAACTCTCCTGAAAAGACTACTTTTTTGCCAAAGTCTAAATATCTTTCTAAGATAGTATCTAAATTATCTGCATAAAATACATCATAGGCATCAGTAAAAACTATTACATCATCATCATGGATAGTTTTTAGATATTCCTTCATAAGGTTTACCTTCATACCACCACCCATGAAGCTCATATCTGTACCCTTCCAAACAATATTAGTGCCAATATTTGTTATAGATACGCCATGATGAGCAGCACTTGTATTTAGTTTAGAGCACTTCTTTCTGTCAGTACCACAAGTAACAGCATGGATCTTAAAGTTTCTAAAAGGCTTACTTTGTTCTATGTCTGAATAATATTCCTTCCTAGATCTCTGATCACAATGATCTATCTTAAACGCAGCAGCATTAATAATATGTCCATTCTGAATACACTCAGGAAGAAACTCATCAACAGGAATAAAGTCTTTATAATCAATCTCTTGCAAGAGTCTTAAAGCACCTGCAGGTGTTAGATAATAAGCTGTCATATTATATGGATAAAATGGTCTTTCTAATAGATCTGATAGATCAACAGTTTTACTTGGCTCATTCTCGTTTCTTTGAAGGTATACAAATTCTTGCTGTAAATCTTTATAAAGATCTTCATTGTAAAGATCATTAATAACTACATCATCTTCCATGATGATACATGGCTGATTAAGTTCATAACACCTCTTCCATGCTTTGATATGTGATAAGAAACAAGCTACTTCTGACTGTTGTAGAGGTCTATTTTTAAAAGGATCTATCCAATCTTTTCTGCCCCTGATATGTCTGAAATGATTATTCTGACCATCAACAGCTTCTATATACTCAAAGTCTTGTAGATTATTTTGCTGAAACGCTACTTTCCTATCAGCCCTTCTTAGGAGTGATATAACTAGCTTCTTCATTTTATAGCATATATGTCATCAGATTCTACATAAACAAGGTAGCCATGAGACTCTAAGAGCTCTCTTGCATAGATGTCATCTATGTGGGCGTGTTCTAACTTAATGAATGTTGGTAATATGCTCCATGAGTAAGCATCTAAGATGTTTGTTTCATGTCCTTCAACATCTAATTTTAGATAATCAATCTCAGTGATATCATTCTTCTTTATAAGTGAATCTAATGTCATGCACTCTACACTATAAACAGAATCAATATAATCACTGTTATCAGCTAGGTTTAATATTCTTTCGCCTTTGTGATGAGCATCAGTAATACTTGATATTCCCCTTCTCCAAATTCCAGTTTCTCTTGATCCACTGGATGTATCCATAACTTCAGTAAACTCTGTCTCTCCGTCAAAATCAGATATTGCTGCAGATTCTATTACTAGATTTTCTCTATTGTCTATATGTTTAGCTAAGTTGATTAGATTCTCTCTAAACTTATTAGCAGGTTCACACATTACTCCTTTCCATTCTCCACCTTCTATCAGCTTGAGATTAGTATCAAAATCACAAGATCCTATTTCTATAAATGTTTTCATATTTTTATTTCCATTTTGGTCCTTCCACCCAAGCCACTAGAGATCTTCTAATGCCTTTTGTGACAGGCTCTACTTTATGTTTAATTGGAGATGCAAAGACTAAGACTGTTCCTTTCATTCTTATATCTG